AGCCCCAGGCGGATCACCAAATAAAGCACGAGTTTGGGACGATTCAATAAGCGTAACTACTTGTGCTTTAATTATTTACATTTCAATATACTTGCAAATGCATATTATTTAAATGTACAGTTTTATAAGGGTTTATTAAGATATATGCGCATTTTGGATACCGAAATCGGATACCGTTTTTGCTAAATCGGATACCAATTTTTAAAACCAAACTGCGTTATGAACAGAGTACAAATTAGAGTCGTTTTCGACAGAAAAAAAACAGCCTCATCCAAGAAAAGAGGCTTAGTGCAAATTGAGGTTAGATTTGAGAACAAACGAAAGTTTGTCACCACAGGAATCAAGCTATACAAAAACCAGTTCAAGACTGGACGTATAGTGAATATTGATGATGCGGATCGCTTAAACAAGAAAGTCACAGAACAAATCAACGAAATCAACGAGCTTGTTGACCGATTGGACCAAAACAAGCAAAAATTCTCCCTTGATTATCTTGATCACATCAATGATGTTTATATTGGCGGTTCATTCGTTGAATTCATGGAAAAACGAATAAGCGAGCGTCCTACATGTGTAAGCACGCAAAAGCAGCACTATAAGGTGCTTAATTTTCTAAAGAATGAATACCCGCACTTAACCTTCTTTTCGGACTTGACATATCCCAATATTACACTATTAGATGAATATCTTAAAAAACGTAAGGTAGACGGACACCTCATGATGCAAACAACCATACACACCTACCATAAGGTTATCAAATTGTATATCAATGAAGCTATTAAATTCGAAAAGATGCAGGATAATCCTTACCGGAAATTCCACGACAGCCTCGGAACCCCACGCGAACGCACCGTGCTCAGCTTGCAAGAGATAGACCTTATTAGGAATTACAAGACACTTTCTTCTTTAGAAAGGAAAGCGCGAGATTTATTCATAGTTCAATGTTACACCGGGCTTTCATATTCAGACCTTATGAATGTCGATTTCACAAAAGCGGAACGCCATGGAGAAGATTTTATACTAAAAGACGAACGGTTAAAAACGGGCGTGACTTTTTTCGCGGCCCTTCTTCCGCCCGTTATAGAAGTGCTAGACAGATACGACTACCAATTACCTCATCTTGCATATGATGTATACAACAGAACATTAAAACTGGTAGCCTCATCAGCAGGAGTTAAGAAGCATATTAGTACACACATTGGGCGACATACATTTGCTACTACCATCGCTTTAGGCTCAGGTCTTCCCATAGAGGTTGTTGCCAAGATGTTGGGCCATCGCAATATAAAGACTACACAGATATATGCAAAGATTATGCCCAAAACTGTCCTAGAAGGGTTTCAAAAGATAAAGGAGGTTATATAAAAAAGAAAGGCAGTCGGATAGACTGCCTTTTTACTTCCACAGCATAACCATGAGCAGACGGCAGAAATCGTAATGATACCTGTCGTCCGCTTGCTCTAGTAATATGTCGAGGTTAGTCCTCATAGTTCATTGCGGTCATATACTCCCAAACCTTGCCGACCGGGGCATCCTCATCTGCGAAATAGAACCGGAAAGCGGCTTTTAGCAACGTTGCTTCATCGAGGACTGCACACATGTCTGCGTAGAATGAGTTGAAAGCGACATATTTGTCCCAGGGAGTTGTGCCTTGCGGGAACGGCATGGATTTCGTTGCATCGAGAATCTGATCCATATTCCAATGAGCACCGGATTTCTTTTCGCCGGATGCATTGGTATAGCGAATCTTTTCCACGTCCGCCTCGGCAAAATGCCTATCATAATGAGGACCATACAGAGATTCATGCTGCTTCCTCATAAAAGCCATGTATAGTTCGGGGTGTTCTTCCTTTACGACACAGAGAATTTCATCCACGCTCTCCACGCTCTTCCACATTGCCTTATCGGAGGTCACACCGTCCGCCTTGGCTTTCTTCATCATATCTATATACTTCATAAATCTATTTTTTAGCATTAATATTCTTTCCCTTCTTTACGGACTTTCCCGATGATGACTTTAACACCGGCATGTATTCGTTAAGCGGGAAAGGTGGCGGAAATAGTCAGCGGGGTAGCAAGGCTTACGCCATAGGCACGATTGCAGCATTTCACATTTTCCGGTGTCACCTGTGTAACAAGCGGAGTCAAAGAGATAGTAGGAACAGCACCGGCAGCACCGATAAATGCGACTTTGAACTGCTCAACCCATTGTTTGGTGACAGTACGGCAGGAGCCTTTCGGAGTGTAAGCCACAAGGACAGCAGCGTTTATCGTCACGATAGTCTGAGTATTCACCGTTTGTTGTTCAGCAACGGTAAAATTAACAATGCCGGTAGGCTGTACACCATTGTCAGCGCAAAACGCCTGGCATAAGTTTTCCACTACATTAGTCAGATATTGCTGGCTGGTAGCAGCGATTGCAATTGGGGTTAATTGAATCATAATAATAAAGATTTATATGTTATTTTTCGTCCGCATCTTCACCTTGCGGAATAGGCTCTTCTGTCAATACGCTATAAGATGAAACCGTCTCTTTAATAGGCAGATTGTATTTGAGAAGGGTTTTCAGCTCTTCCAAATCCTCTACTTCGAACTCCACCTTTCCTTCAAATAGTGACAATCCACCATTTTTTATAGCATCATCCACCACGTTATGGGCAAGCTGTGGGATGGAGTCATCCGGGATTCCGCTTATATATCTGGCAAGAAAAGGCTCAACCAAAGAGGATGAAACGCCATCAAGAACAGGAGATATCTCTTTTGCCATACTCCACATCGGGCTTACCCATCCGGTAGATTTTATTTTTGATTCAATGCTGGAAAGAAAAGGCATCCGGCTCAAATTGCTACCCAACAATTCTTGAATAGCGGGCTGCGCCCATTTATTGAGCACAGCCGCCAGTTTTTGTGCGTTGGAATACATAACGCTTACCCGTTACAGCAACATCCTGTATCACACACCTTTCTCTGAGGAACAACAAGCTCGCTCAATGCAGCCAGTTCCGCAATCTGCTGTTTCATACAGCTAAGCGTAGCGGTATTGGTGCCGTTGTAAACTGCCTGGTTCATGTTGATTGCATTTTGATCCTCTTTGTTTCTGTTGATGATAGTCAACAGGCGGTCGTAGACATCCGCAAGTTTTTGGTCTGTGTAGGTGTTAGACTTAAGCAACGCAATCTCGGAATCTTTCGCTGCAAGCTTATCCATCATACCGGCTTCATAGCGGCTAACAGGTCTGTCTTCCGAAGTGATTACTTCTACCGGACCTGCGTAACCTGCATTACGTCCGTTACCACAACCGCCAAGGATATTCCCGGCATTCACCCCAAAAAAAGACGCTAATCCAGCCGAACCTAATACGGTATTCAGATTTCCCTGACCCTGCCCGGTGACACTGTATTCCTCACCACTCATTCCTTTAATCTTCATAACTTATAAGTATTTTATACACGGTCAACATTAACCGTGTAACAAAGGACAGGAAAAGTGCGTTGCTCCTAAATTATTCCGTTGCTACCTCGTTGCTAATATGTTGCAAGTTCGTTGCTACACTCCATTTCTTTATCTTGTACTGAAAATTGTTGCGTATCTTGTTGACTGATTGACGGGTCAGTCGGGTAAGAGAAGATATCTGGGTGTCGGTCAGTTTCTGCGAAAGCAAATGTATAAGGATATATCTTGCGTCTACCGCTTCCTCGGAGTTACTATGAAGCATTTCGTATTCTTCAACTCCTGTCTCATTTTTCACCGCAACGACCACTTCTTTGTATAAATCTATATTTTTCATGCTGTTAAACATATACAGGGTTAAAACAAAACATCTCAAAATCTGTTGATAAAGCTATGAAGCCCCATTAACAGTCCCTGAGATGTTAGCCCGTGTATGATTTGGTCGTCGAAACGGGTTGGGGCTTTCTTCTTTCCCCGCCCCTGGGGTATTTGTTAACGATTACCGGCCTTCTACTTTACCGGTCTACGGATTGAATTCTAATTAGCGCATCATGTTACCTCCTTTCTTGGATATATAATTTTCATCGATTATTGTATATAATTTCATCACATTTCTGTATTTACCATATAAACAAGTTCCAACTAACTCCTGCACCAACATACCAACCGCCCGGATAACCGTATCCTGCCTGCAAACCTAATCCCCATCGTTTCTTCTTCGGGGTGATGGTATGGTAGATATCATTCGTCACATTCTGATACACGGTTTTTGGGAATATCTGTAAGCTATCCAGTCTCGGACGGTAGCCGGATACCCATGCACGGTAAAGGCTGTCCTCATAGTAAGCCTGTTCACGCCCGACTACCGTGTCGCCTATGTGTATGGTATCTGTCAACTTAAGCGTTAATAGTGGCGCCATAGGCGGTGAAACAGACAGCGTGCAAACTTTGACAACCGTCTTTATCTTCGTCTCGGTTCTCACGTCTGCCGTTATCGGATCGTGCGGACTGCATTTCATCCACACGAGTACGCCAAGCAACAGGCAAATCAGTATATAAGGAAGGGTTCTCATGCTGCTACCTCAACGTAAATACCTACAAGGTCTTTTAGTGAGTTGTAAACCGCCTGCCCGGTAGAACGGGTGCACTTATAGGTAACTCCGTCCTGCGAATAGTATTTGCCCTCTTCCAATGCCATATTGTTGTTATATGGAATCGGATCATCCTTTGTTCCGGCAGCGGTCTCGTTGATTTCCTCATAGAGAGCTGCGGTGTTGATGCTTGGCGGTTGATTCTCCAAGACGGTAGCAATATTCTGCCTTACCCGGTAGAGTTTATCGTTGTACTGCACTTTCATTCCGGTTGTTAGTGATTTGCTGATAAACTCGTTCCAATACGGATACATGGACTTCACTTTCAACGCTTCGTTGTCTGTCAGGGACATAGTTTGAATTCCGGCTTTGGTCACATTCAAAAGGTTCTGCGCTGCCGCCACCTGGATAAATTCCGCACTGCCTGCCGGATGTTCCTCTTCCATCCATGACCATTCATCACCCGACAGAAGGGCGTTCAGTTCCGGGCTGTCAAAATAGTATCTCGGAAACTCTTCATCCTTGTAAGGGGACAAATACTCTTCGTGGAGGATTACCTTACTTCCGTCTTTACTCTTTCTCATTGTGGGGATAGCCAACAGACCGTGCTGGGCTAGCCATTCAATTGTTACTACTGCGTATTTCATATAATTTTTTTAATTAATTGTTTAACTTACTTCAATGTTATTCTCAATACCCATAACATCGTTTAGCTCCTTTATTTCTTCTTCATCAGGCACATCGGGGAAGAGCATAAACTCGTAGAGGTTAATATCAGTAGTATATCCAACGGCATACGAACTACCTATAGTTGGCTGATATGTTCCACTAGTATCACCTATTTCTAGTTCACAAGTAAGATTAACAGTTTTAGAAACCAAATCTGAGCCTGTAACATTGTGATTTAATATTCCATCTATATATGTAGATACTGCATTTTGTTCAAATATAACGCTACTAGGATTTAATTGCATCCACGATTTATTAGGAACGTTTGCTCTTCTTTGGTCATAAATAATTCCACTATTCCTATTAACCGTAACTTTTGCCATAATACATTTACCACCTATTATATTAGAAATAGTAATATGGTCATCTGTACCGTCAATCTTAATACTACCATCAGAAGCAACACCACTATCTTCTGTATAAGCAAAGTTATTAAGCTTACCATGATTCCCTTTACCTGTCAAGTCTGGAATGTAGCCTAGTATCTTGTAACTAGAATTTGGAATCCTCAACCTATTAGGCGACAGGATACAGCTCGGTTCATTGGCTTTTAGGTAGGTACGTGCATTATCAAACACCATAGACTTCTCTACCTTTATGATAGTGTTTGGGTAAAGCGTTACACCATTATACCGTGTATCGGATACAGTATATAGCTCCGGTAAAAGGTTGGCACTTCCTGCAAAGACTATATCACTGCCTACTTTCAACTTATCTCCCCAAGTGATAGTTTTACCATCTTGTTTTAGATTAATTATTGCTGGATACGGCTGTACAATATCTTCGTATCTGATGTACTCGTCAATAGTAATGTTTATCTTTTGAGGAGATTTCTTTCCAGTAACTTCACCAAAGTTTTCAATATTATATAAGTATCTCACGTCTATAAACGTAGGAGTAAATGACTTTCCATTTATAGTAAGACTAGTAATTTCTTGTCCTTCTTTATCAGTAAGATAAACCTGAAGTTCAATAGTGTCAGTAATTGCGAAATAATCACCAATACTCAACTGTTTGTTAGTAGTCTTATTAACAACATTGTATTTATCAATATCTACATTGCTATTAAATATTGGTCGCCACTCTATCATTCCAGGATACAGCGTACCCAACTTATACTTCTTTAATTGGCGCTCTAGCAGGAACTCGGAAAGGGAGTAAGGGAAAAGCAAGAACATTTTAATAGCAACGTTGGCATAGAAAGGAAAACTACCTCTGGGAAGGCACAACCGTAGGGTAGACCCATCTATTGTTGATTCCGCATTAATAGGAGTACCGCTATATGAATATTTAGATTGATATACTAAACTTTTTTCATTATAGCTTTGCAGAATGTTATAAGTAGGACTAAACGTATAGCTTCTAAGTTGTCCAGCATTACTAAACTCACAAGCAAAAGCACCCCAGTCATTTGTATGACCTTTGAATGCCAAACATTGATTTTTATCCACAGGGGAAGTAATCCACCGTCTTTCGATAGCAACCGTATAATCTTTCAAAATTGGGAGATTCTCAACATTTCCGTAATCGCTTACTCCGTCAGTCTGCCAAGCCCCTTCATCATTGATACCGCTCTCTTTGTTCCACGCAGAGTTGTAAATCTTCATATTATGCCCGTTGCCGGAGAAGTCCACAAGCTCATCGTTGAAAGAAGCGTGGTTCTCATTGGTGATACCCTGCCGGATGGTGTCATAGTATACATCCGGTTTAACATGCTTGTCCAAATTGAAGTAGGATATTACCTGATTGATTTGGTCGGTGGTCAGTACCTTGTTGGCGATGATAGTCCAGTACCAAGCAGTTTTAAAAGAGTATGCATTATAAGATGAAGGATGAAAAACATAATCAGAATTGAAATTTACCTTATCAACTAATTTAATAGAGTTCTTATCACCCATTATTAAATTAAGGTTGTTAGTCGTACCATTTTTATCGGTATAACCTAACATACTGATTACTCCATTAGGTTCAAGTGTATTTCTTACATTATATCCATTAGTATTACTAAAATTAGAATTACACATTATTTGACTTGAATCCAAATTAGCCATCATACTCACCACGGTAACCTCATTGCTTCCTCCCAACATCTCCTTAACCGTCTTGGTGGAAGTGATTAAGTCGTCTTTACCGTCAGTGACGAAGGCGCCTTCAAAAGAGGGGATTTGCTCTATTCTTATATTATTCCAATCGTAACGACTTTCTACTGTAAATCCTACACTAGCACGATTATTATTAATCTTAGATTCTGGTAAATGATAAATACCATCTTTTGGTATAGTATATGCAATAGGCAAATTAGCTGTTTCATCTGAAATATAAAAGTATAAGATTTTTCCTCCTTTTGGAATACCTGAAACTTTTATATTCATTTCATTTATCTTACTTTCACTAGAGTGCTTATATATAAACCAACTAGATTTAAAATTTCCATCGGTAGTAATTACACTATCAGTAACTTTTATATTTGGATATATTATCCAATCAGTAAAATCTTCTTCATACTTCCCATACCCGCTATTGAGCTTGTAAGCCGCATTGCTAATCACAAACGGATTGTCTGGGTCCACCAAGTTCTTGATTACAGCCCTGTCAGGGTCGTCGTTGCTCTTGCCGTCACAGATACAGACGGCGACCAAAGAAGCTAATACTTCCGGGTCTATGTAAGGACGGGCGGAAGTATTAGCCCGGTGGGAAGGCGAACCGATCTGATTCAAACCAACCCGATTCAACCCTATTACATTTAATGGTAACTTGTTAAGCTTCATTGCCGGATTCGGTTACTGTTCCACTTAATACTTCACTTCCACTCTCGATGCGGATAGTTTTCGGATAGACCAAAGCCGAGAAGTCATAGTCAAAGATAATCCCCGAATTATACGGGATGATGTTGGGAACCGCTACCACATCAAAGCCTCTCTCAGTGGCAGTCCGACCGTCAACAGCTTCCGCATATTCACCATTCTTCTGATAGATTTTAAGACCACCATTGGACACACGCTCCAAGTGAATATTAAAATCTGCATTTACCACTACTTCCGCCACATATTCCTGAGTATCATTATTCTTTGTAAATCTTAAATCTGCCATGATTGTTCCTCCTATTGATTAAAGTTTATAATAAATCCCATCCGGCTTCTATGTCAGCCATGACAGCCGGAGCATTGTTCTCTACCTGTGAGATTGCGGCAGCGAAAGCGCACATGGTCGCTTTGTCATTAATATCTGGAACGTATGTGTTCGGGACTTGCATTTCACTACATACACGGCTGATATATCCGGCTGTATTGTTCTCGTTTTCCGGTGCCCACCGCTTGATGAAGTCGGCAATCGTCTGACAGCCGTGTCTTTTACGGTAATTCTGTAAAGTACGGATAAGGGCACGGTAGCCCCATCTCATTTCTTTGAACTGGAAGAACGATTTGTCTTCCTGCTTTTCTCTCAGTCCCTGCCATTTGTCTTTTGTGATACGGATATTGCCAGGGTTATTATTTCTCAGACCTCTTGATATACTCATGTTTATTTTCCCCTATACGATTAATGTTAATACTCCAATTTGAATCGCCTGTCCGATAAGACCGCCTATCAGCGTGGCGGCAATATCGAGCCAGTCCCATTTGTTGCCGTATGCACGGTCCTTGAACTCCATGCCGACAGCCAGTCCTGCCGCAAACAGGATGGTTAACAGTGCACCTGCCGGGATGGCGTAGAGCAGGTGCTTGATACGGTTACTTTCATTTATCCAGCTCATATAATTATGTTTTAATAATCACTGGGTGGCTTACGCTCCTTGCATCCTCTGACTTCGCATTTCTTGAAATTCAATGACTGATTCTCAAGTTCGAGCTTTACATTCTTAGACTGTAGATCACGTATGCGCTCGCGGTCTTCATTCTTCTCAACATAAAGTTGGTCGATCTTGGTATCCAGTTCATGAACTTTGGCTTCTTTCTTCTCGTACAATTCTTTCCACTCGGCTGCATACCGGGTTATATTCTCAGCTTCCGCCTTCTTGGCGGCTGCTGCTTCTTTTCTCTTCTTCGAATCGTAGAACTGGAAGGCTCCAATGAGGGGAAGCAGGATAGTTGCGACTATCCCACCTATCATTGCCACTATCTGACTGATTTGTTCCATATTAAACCAAGCAAGTAAGATAAACGGTCAACAATGAAATTACCTCAATCCAGAACATCGGCTTTCTCTTTATGAAATCGGAGATGAAGTTACCCGTCCAATGCTTCTTCATGGAGACAACCATGTAAATAATGAATCCCAACCATAACAGTAACCAGTACCAACTGTTGCAGCCTACCCATATCTGGGAGAAGATTAAGGACATGGCGGCACCTATTGCATGAGGAACCTTTTGCTCCGATTTGAAATTGGGAGACACGCCAAGCACTCCCATACCGACAACCGAAAGGAATACAAGGAACTGGCTGTTCTCCGTACTTGATTCCAAAGCTGCCGGAAGAAGCAGAACACCGGAGCCAATCATGCACAGAGCGAACCAAAATTTGTGTGTCAGCGCATAGTAGGTGGCACTGATTGAATAAGGGATTTCTTTCCCTTTCTTAATCATCGCATAAACATAGCCTGCGATGAGAATGAATGATAATAGTACTAATAGAATCATAGCTTTATCTGTTTTTGAGTTTATAATACAAAATTGAGTTGTTCCGGGTATCCGGTTTTGTAATTGTAGGCTTCCACTTGTCCGGCATCAGACAAACCTTTCACAGCCGCTATATGAGATTGCGTCACATTGTAGCAGTCAAGGGCGTACAATTCAAGCCGGTTGAGCATTTGCAGGGCTGTATCAACAGGAATAACGTACTTCTCGGCATTGTACCAAAGCGTGGTATTCATCCGTCCGGATTCTTTCTCGATACCGATTGAGTTGACCAGCCCGACACGGGTGTCTTTATCTAACCATATCTGTTTTCCGGCCAGCGTGAATGAGTTGACGGCATCCGACTTGTCATAGGCGTTGATTTCCGCTATCTTCATCTCTTTCAGTTCGTCAATCGTATATTCATGCTCGACCAGTATAGGATACCCTTCATCATTGGTAACAATAAGCTTTCCCGCAGATTGACCGTCTAACAATTCTTGCCAATACTTTTTCGTAATCTCTATTGCACCTTCTTGGGGTGTGTCGTGGAATCCGTTTTTCCAATACATTTTTTGTTCCATAATTATTCTTTATTAATTATTTCCAACTTCCTATTGCTATCCATCTGAATGACTGCGAAGAAGGGGATACACTTCCCGCGTTTGCGTATCTTCTATAAACCGTAAAATATGAAGCATATATAGCTGCATAATTCACAGACCATATGGAATTATCCGTATTATCCGTAGAACTGGAAAAAGCTAGGGAAAAACAGGATTTGAAAGATATTGGGAAATTGACAGACTGACCATTTGAAGCACCGGTGCTAAAATATCCCCATTGTATCAACAACCCGTTGTTGAACTTCGCATATCCGTTCTGATTAAGTGAAACGGTCATGGCGTTGGATAAATCCGCTTTAGCCAGTCTTGGGATAGTGTTTAGTAATTCAACAACCTGATCCCCTGAAAAGTTACTATTATAATCACTCATAAATATTTATTTTTTATTACGTTAAATGTATTACCGTCAGACAATATAAATCTTCCCTCCGTAACCGCGAATGCCTCTCTCTTACCTTCTTGTGACACTTTAGTTTCCACCGATGCCGTATCACTTTCTTTTATTGCTAAAAAAACAACCGTTTGCGACCTGTCAAGCCCCTCATTGGCGATATCACTTGTTACATTAGCGATATTATTCTCGCCCGGAGAAATAACAATATTACCTTCTCCCTCTTTCCATTTTATTACTATGTCCGTCATATTGCTGTCCATGAAGTGTTTGAATTTACAGTTATAGAAGTAGGAGAACCGTCTTGCGGGATCACTATATCCTTCGGGGAAACAGACAGAATGACATTTTTCTCTTCCTGGATGATATTTAACCCTGCAACATACCCTGTGTTCGCATCCGTTATCTTATATTCCCCGGTACGCCGTTCTCCCATATTTGCCGGGATTGTAACAGCTATCTTATACATTCCGACATCTCCGTTTCTTGGAGATATGCTTTCCGCAAACGACACATCCGAAGATACGCTCCATGCGTGACCAGCTTTCAGTATCGCATATTTTATTCCACCATCTTCCGGGAATTCCAGAGTTTCCGGAGTCACAACAATATCAACCCCTACACCCATTTGAACTATACCTATTTCCGAACTTGCACCCGTATCCGTTCTGAATACTATACTACCCCTCCGTTCATTCTCATCATTAGGACCCGATACTATATTCAGCATCACAGAAGAACCGTCTCCACTGCTCGGAGCAACCGTGATCCATTCAGGTTTGTCTTCTATATACCAAGACGAAGACCCGACCAACTCTACTTTCTCTTCTCCACCAGATTTCAAAAAACGTACTTCCTTCGGATCAACCGATACATATTCATACCTCTCCTGCGCTACATCAACCGTCTTACCCAAATATGCATCGTAAGTTATAAACTCAATCCGCCCATCCCTATCTCCTTCGTAGTTGATATCAGCCTTGACAACAACATCTGTCTCCTCATATTCCCCCGAAATACTTCCTCCATTATCAGGCGTAACCGTTATCCATTCAGGTTTGTATATCAAAACCCAGGCTCTATATCCCGATATTTTTATAACTTTCTCATCTCCATGTCCGTTAATATCCAAAGAAGTCGGTTCTATTATCAAGAATTTAGACGGATGGACACGCTGCGTAAACACAAACTCGGCAGTTGTAGATTCATACGGATATTTACCGATTGCAGAAATCTTCCCTACCCGTACTTCTCCATCGTTCGCCTCATAATGGACCGCCACTTCCGTAACACCCATTTTCCCTTCGCTTTTACTCACTGTCAACCACCGAGAATCAGATGATATGTCGTAGTCAATATTTCCCGTTATCAATATCTTACTTTCCCCTGCTATACCTTCATCGCTTGCCGATTCAGGTTCTATGGTTATTTTCGGTTCCCATATCATTTCTAATTTTCCGCACCCCTCTATCTCCATAGACATGGTTACGAAATCCCCCTTTCTTCCAGTTACCGTCATACGGGTAAGTAACCCTTCCCCTTGCATTGTCAATCTTCCGTCATTCTCATATTCATCAGCATTAACAACGTCCGTGTGAGACCTTACACTTCCCAACGTTATCATAATGGGGGATTTATCTATAAGCGTCTTGAAAATTTCCATTGAAGCGCTACCATCACTCATCAGATACCCCGAACTTACCCGCCAACTTATTTTTCTCTTCTTTTTTCTTACCCATTGACCGGTATCAGGACTTCCAACTTCTATAGTATCAGCTTGAATGTCTATCTCACAGGTGGTCGAATAAGCATAAGCCTTATACTTACCATCTTTCTGTATGAACAATATCAGATCGTTTCCTTTTATCTTAGCCATATTAACCTGGTATATTTTCAATCATTATCTCCTCCGATTCGTCGGCCCATTCTATCTTTTCTGAAAGTATGCGGTATACTTTTTCATCTCTTACGAGCCTCATCATCGGAGTTAAATCACTTCGTTCAACCGTTATATTAAGCTTCTCTATAACTCTACCGTAGACCTGTTTTAGTATACCCAAAAGATGTTGCTCAGCTAACATGCTAGCACCTTCCTTCACAAAATACAACGGTCCGATATCTCTTCCTGCACCATATAATGTGTTGTACGCAGCCTGGTTATTGTTATTACTTGCTATTTTAAGCTCAAGTTCCTTCTCTCCTGATGCACGCCTTTTTAAAAGAGACACATATACATTTTCATTTTTATTTGACTTACCAACAGGATTCAACCTATCATCCTTATAATAATCAACTTTCAAATTATCAATATAGAGCTGCTTGTACATCGCCGTATTGACTATAGCATGCATTGTTAACTCCACGATTCCCGACAAATCTTCATTTATAGGCATTACATATCCATCTGCCCCATTGTAAGGCATATCCAAAGTTTTTGTACTCAATATCTTTCCCGGTATAGAATATCCATTTTCGCTACCGGCTTGAATTTCAAACCAAACCTCATTGTTCGACCAACCACTTCCATTCCACCATTTATCCCCCACTCTAAATTTGATTTCTATCGCTCCTGCACCATCTGTCGGATTATTAGGATTTAACATAAGTGCAGTTTCATACCCCGTTGTTTGTCCCGATATCACAAATGCCCCATTACTATACTTTGCCGCATTCGCTGATCTCATTACAAGGATAGGCATCCCTCTTGCCTGTTCCAATCCGGGACGTGAAATTATCTGCTCAGACCGAGCGATTATCCATATTCCATTTTTGTAATTATAGTTTCTTTTGTTTTGCAAATCACCTGCTGAGTATATATCTCTTTTAACATACATAGCTCCAACACCAATCATCATATTATTAAAAATATATGGACTGTCTTCCCATACCCAATCGCCATCATCTGTAAATCTCCCCCTATATACTTTCATTTGTACATCGGTGTTTTCAGATTCATAGGCTATTACTTTTTTATAACCGGTAATTGTATCATTGGTTTTATATGTTATTGTCCCATCATATATCACATTCATAAACCCTTCATCAATTGAAGGAACTACCGTCCCAACCGCATCTATTTTAGCAACAACCTTCAACTTGTTTACACCCTGTAATATTTCCTTCTTGTTGTCGCTACCATCCAATGAAAGAAGAGAGAAGTCAATCTCTTTCACAACTTGCCTGTTAGCAATATACGTACCACCATAGACTATCTTTCTTATATTTTCCATAGTGGTTTTATAACATTCGTCCGCCTGTCCGATAAAATATAAATCTTTCTTGCGTTCATGCAACGTCCATCCCCAAAACTTACAAAACTCTTCCAAAAACGAAAGGCACGTGTCGGCATCGTATCTCTTCCAATCTTCCGAATCCTTTTCATCCGAACCGTTATCCTTGAAAAATGTCTGACGGGACAGGCTTATTTCAAACGGAGCTTTCAGACCGCCCTCATTTTCATCATACCACACTTCCCTTGGATAATATACATTATCATAAGCAACCCCGGTGGCTTCTATACATTCCAAGAATAATTCAGCAAGCATCACAACACCCATTCCTTTCTCCTGGTCCAAATAAATCCCGTCCAACAAGCCTATCGGAGAAATAAGAGGATATTCTATTACCAAGGGGGTAACATCCCAGTCTTCTGAAAATGTGTCGGCCTGCATATATCCACGCCATTCCAATTCATTGTCAATATGCAATTCTACATAATGCTGGCTATTATCCGATGGCATCAAGCCTTCCAGGTCGCCATTATCTACAACACGCAGATAGCCAGTCTGCGACCGGATGGGTTTCAAATAATCGTCATCAGAATCCTCTTCAGTGGTGATGGGATTCGCTGCCGGTTCCAACTCTGTGACTCCGCCATCCCATCCCTCCTCGTAGATATCAATCCTTCCATCTTTATTTTTGAGTGTCTTGAACTTTATCTGCCATCGTATTTTTCTTGCCATATCCTTTGTTTATTAGATCCTGCATCATTTTAGCTTTTTCACGTAGTCTTTCAATTTCTTCCTCTGTCGCTTCCGGTTTCTCTTCTTTCTCCCATGGAAATTCTAGATCCAAGTCTTTACCGGTCTGAACCTTGTGCAACACTTGGACTTCCATCCTCGTACGCTCCCAGTCCTGACGATAACGCCTGTTTAGTCCTATGATATAATCACGTGCTTCATGTATACTCATGCGGTTAAAAAAATAGTCGGGAGAACAACCGCCCTCACCGACTATCAATTGATACACTTCACGAGCGTTCAGACTTTTAACGTCTTCCGAGACTTCCTCTTTTTTTTTTCAGGTTCAGCACTCTCTACCGTTTCGGAAAGCACCTCCATACGTTTCACATAATAATCACTCATGGCGTTTACCAGGGTGATGTCATTCAACGATAAAATGAAGTCCTCAAAAGAAAGAGTGAAACCTTCGTTAGCCCGACATAAAATACAGTAGTACAATATATGAAGACATAAAGTACTTTCCGGATTAAAAGGAAGTTTTTTCCCAGCCATCACTTCATAGGTGTACATAGGTCCCCAAATGCTGTCAAATGAGAATTCATACTCCTTGCCTTTGATTGTTACCTTCATCCTTCAGCCGCTATTTTTTTAAGCGCTCCATATCCGGTAAGAGATACGGATACACTTGCGTTACTACCTTTTGTTGCATCCCGGTCAAGCGCAGTTATATGGGCTTTTCCTTGATACATCCCCTTCGCCGGAGCAGTCCATCCTTCTTCGGGTACACCATCATTGTTTGCATTTGTCGGGAATCCTACCGTAATCGTCAACGGTTTACCCGCAACAAACAGATCAAACAGCTGGTCATATACGTAGTCATTATTACGATCCTTGTCCGCGCTGTCCACCGATTCATTCGTGGCACTCCAGTTCATGTTGCCTATTTCGGCAGCATCCCAAAAGCCGTCGTCCTTGGTAGCGCTGTCCACCGTATTAGCAGCAAGGCTAATTTTACAACTCGTCGACAATGCTACGACCTTGTCTTCTATCCATAGCATCAAATCTTTTCCATTCAAGCTTTTTGCTTTTCCCATATCAATACTTATTTAGTTAAACATTATATCAATAGTCTATCGTCTTTATATTGAAATTCAACGTCACACTGATAGCGTCAATTTCCTGCAAATAATCCTCGGAGCTTCCATACAACATGCAATCTCTCACTTCAAAATCCTTATACTTTTCCGACACACCTTCCAAAGCATACCGGGCCATATTAGCAATTCTAATAGCAGAGGAGTATGTTTTTGAAACAACCACTACCGACACATTTACATTATCCTCACAGCTTCCATCCTTTGTGTCCGTCGGAGATATTCCCGCACTTCCATATACAATGAACGGGTATTCAGGAGCTCCCTCGGGAATAACAAGAGGGTAAATTCTGCTTCCGACCTCCTTCACCAAAGCCTCATCTTTGAGCAAGGCACTCTTTATATGAAATCCAACTAATAAACTCATAGCCTTTTTATATTACCTATGTTATACGTTTTTAGGTTACTTTCCATATCCGGCTTCTACTATAGCCTGTTCCAGTTTCTGCGACAATGTGTCAGCAGATCTTCTTAACGCAGCATCAGAAACAGAGAAAAAGTTCAATGCGCGCAACGAACCGCGATTAGCGGTTTTTCCACTCTTGCTTTTCGTCCGGGTGAAAGCTATACGACTTGTTGTCCCTTGATTATGCATTCGCAAGATAAAAGACCTATCCCGTCCGTAGTAGGAATCCACTTGCGTAGTCCTGGCGCTTCTCTTCCGGTTGCGCACTATCCCACTTCTCCCACCTTTCGGCAAAGAGTAGTTGCTTTTCTTTCCAGTTGAACGTTGATTAAAAAGCGATATGTTACCACCCAATGTTTTTTTATAAACGCCAACCTTAACACCCAAATAAGATTTTCGCGGGTCATTAGGCAACGCCCGTTTTGCTGCGTTCTGTACTTCCTTTTTCGCCTGATTAAGACTTTGGCGGATATACCTTTTCAAGTCTTTCTTTCGGATTATCTCCGTGTAGCTTAAACGTTTCAGTAATCCTAACGCTCCCCTGGCATCCGTAACTATTACGGGAGTCTTGACTATATAGCCAGCTTCTACCTTTGCCATACTCCTTATCCTTTCAGAATTACACCTTTTCCGGTTCTCTTGCCGTAATTATTGATAACAGTGACTATCTGCTCACCCGTCACTACTGTTCTTCCACCGCCACCGTTACCTATATTGCCGGAATGGATGGAATCATACAGTTTCTTCTGGTCGGCTTCGTTGATAAACATTTCCCCACTACTCACACGGGCGGTTATGCCGTCCATATAGTTATGACCACCTACAATACCACCTTCAGCAAAACTCGGAATATTCTGCATTGCAGCAATAACAGAAGCTACAGCAGCAACCGCCATGATAGCCCCTACAATAGGAATACTAGCAACAGAAGAAGCGGCACCCGAGACTGCCGCTTCTAAATTAGCATTAGCCTCTTCCTTTTTTGTTTCTGTCAGTGCTGTTATTGCAGGAATAGCAGCAGCTACTGCTGTAGTAATGCCTCCGAAATAAGACAGCATTTGTCCCAATGCACTATCAGAAAGACTACCTATCTGATTTAAAGAATTTCCTACTTTCCCCAAGTCCTCGGAAATCTTATCAGTTTTCTTTGAATCAGAAGCATTCGATATTGTTTTGGCATATTTCTGCCAAATAGCAATCTGTTCATTTAGATAAGCTTTTTCATCTTCATTCGCAACAGATAACATCTTAGTGTATTCCTGTATCTTGCTTTGGGCTAGCTCGTACATTTGAACCTTTCCTCTTAGTGTTTCTGTCGGGTCTTCTCCTTCCACCTTTTCATCTTCGATATCTACCATTGCAGCTTGAATCGGTTGGGTCAATACAGGAAGAGTTTTACCGGTGCTTATAGCCTTTAAGACTTCATCGCTTAATGCATCACTGCCGGAGATGACTGTTTTTATTTCTTCGTTGAGTTGTTCGTTGTTGTAAAATGGGTTTATATTCTTCTCTCTTGCTTCCCTGATAGCCTTGGCGGATGCATTTGCAGCACTCTCTTGCGCTTTAGCGGATGCAGTTATTGAATTATCAAACTCTACAATTGATTCATTATACTCTTGTCTCTGTTGGGAAATCAATTGAGATACAGAATAATATTGCTTTCCCAGCTCTGTCAATTTTATCAAATCATCATCACTTAATTTATTCAACAACTTATTATAAATTATCGCGTCTTTATATCTTTCAGCAGCACCTTCTTGCGCTATTTTAGCAGCGTCATTAATTGATTTAGTCCGACCATAATCATTTGTTCTCACAACGTCTACTCTTCGGTCGCTTTCAATCCGATCACTCAGTTTTTCATATTCCTCATATTGTTGTGCCCAATAGTTTTTTTCCCTTTCCCGTGATGCAGATGGCATTAAATCAATTCTCATTACCTTTTCAAAATCTTCAAGCTTTATATCTGAAGCTCTTAGTTCTGTTCCAACAGCGATAGATTCTGTAAGCGCATTCAAAGCGTCATTCTCAACAGTCTTTCCAGCTTTTTCTTTCTTCTTAAGTTCTTCATCCCACGCTTTAAAAGCCTTTTTTCTTTCCGATTCATCAAGCTGCTTATTTTTAGCATTCAATCTTGCTTTTGCTATAGCTTCATCAAACTTGCCTTGATAATAATCAAATGATATTTTTGTATTACCCAATTGATCCAAAGCGCTATATGCGTCTTTTGATTTTGCTATTATACCATCCAACCCATTAAGAAAAGCGGTGAAATCACCGGAACCCAAAGAATAAAAGAATTCATCTATGCTATTCTTAGCACTTTCCATTGTGGCGGCAGTTGCATCACCCAGAACTTGGGATGAGTTTAAGACTCTATTAAATACTTCACCGGCTCCCGCAGCAAGTCCGATTGCTCCTGCCATTTTAGCTATAACTCCCTTGGCATTCGTCATCACCGTGCTTAATGAAGTGTTTTTATCAATGAATTTATCCAAACCTTTCTGTGCTTTCTGCAATCCGCCATCATACTGAGAAGCGTCCATTATAAGACGTGTGATTAAATTTGCCATACCCTTTTTGATTTAGTAAAAACGGGCGGAAACAGAGTCCGCCCGCAAAGATGATAAACAAAACAAAATAGAAACGGAAGTATTACTCAGATGCACACTTTCCAAGAACAAAAGCCTCTTTACGCAATGTAGTCATAGACCAGTCAGCATTCAATGTCAGACGCACGGAGTCACTTGTGGCACCGGTGTACGGATCAATAATGAATCGCTGCTGTCCGAATCCTTGCAATGGTTCGTATCCCCAGTACCCAAATCCGATGAATGTATCTTCTTCGGTGTTGATATAGTTGGTCGTGAAAACCGGAATACCGGCAATAGCACCGTTCTCTATAATCATTCTTCCACTCCCTACAGTACGTTCCGTAGATTCTAATTCACCCTTGGTATATTCATCCATCACGTAGCAGGGATTCAAACCTTCAATGCCTTTCAAAAGAGCCAAAGAACGCATCAAAACCAATTCCTTGTAAGTGGGAATAGCACCGGCAAATGCAATGTAGTTAGCGGCTTTTCTTTTTGCCTTCGTAGTCAGCGTACCAATATCCACAGGACTTCCCTTCGCTATTTCCATAAACGGACCGACAAGCTTATGATTGATGTTCTTATCCGTAGTAAACATCATACGGTTAAGCGTACGAGCCATAGCCTGCGGAAGCTGCTGTCTTACCACTTCATAAGCAACACCCTCTGTCTGAGTGATGGTCTGATTTGTGATCTTGACTGTTACACCCACGCGCACCGGTTCCGGTTTGATTTTTCCAAAATCTACCTTTTTATCGGTCAACTCCACAGCCTCCCCAGCTACTTCCGCTTCAATAGAGCCAACAGTCGGCCATACATAATCACCGGCCAAGCCTGTCATCAACGGAAGACCAACCTTTTTCAGAATCAACCCCTCTTCCAACGGAAGAAGAATATCATTGATCGTTAACGGTATCAGCGGTTCAGCTCCGGTTGTCATTATTCCGGTATATTCACGCCGCAACGGGACGTTCGTCATCTTTTTTATGTTCTCCCGCAAAAAAGCATCAAAAGCGGCTTCCCGGCTCGTTACCGTGACATATCCCGTCTTTTCAGCGGACGCAATACGCACATCAAGCACGTTCATTTCACGTTCAAGAACCTTCAACTCTTCTTTCTCCTGTTCTGTGAATTCTCTCTTGTTTTCACCCTCAGCAGCATCAGCAATCTCATTCATACGGATTACAATCTGCTCTCTTCTTGCGATGTACTGCTGTACACTAACCTTCTTGTCCTTATTCATATGTTTCTCAATTAAAAAAAATGTTTCTTACTTTTTTCTCTTACTTCTCTGATAGCCCGCTCTCTTCTACGAAATTCCTCACGTTTGCGAGCCTCATCATTGGAGTTGTCACCTATTTTCAAGCCGGTTTGCTCAATTTCCCGTGCTGTTACGCTAGTTTGCGTATATGCAGGGTCACTGGCTATCGTCATCTCATAAACCATGCCTATCTTTTTTACATGGCGAATCAGAATGTCGTTTTCATCCTTAGTATAATTCACAGCGGAAGCCTCATCACTCCAATAAGTAAAAGAGCTACCACTCATGTCGCCACGTTTCACCAGTTCCAAGGCATTGTTACCGTCAGAAGTATTAGGAGCCTCAAATTCGTATTTCACACCAATACTATCAACAGACAATTTAAGAGTTCCAACCCCCTTGTTACTTCTTGCCAATAGTTTTTCCCGGTTGTGCCACATCGTCATCTTAATATCCATCTGTGCCAACTCCTGCTCAGTTATTGCCCCCGGCTCTATTATTTCCCGATAATCGTCCCAATAATCAACCAGCATCCGACTCTCTACCCCGAATACGATTGCATATCCCTCAATTATACGATTGCCGCCTTCCCCTTCGGAAACTTCACGCAAATGCGGCTGAAAGTGACCGCCCATTGCGCTTCTTATCTCTCTTTTTCTTTCTTCCATGTTTGTTATTACGCTTTCTCTATAAAACAGACCTTCTATAGAACACACTGCTATAAATACACTTCTATAGAACACACTAACTTTACAGCTTCTATATTACTTTCTTTTACCGTTTTCAGGTTACTCGCTCTCAACGCTACTTCCTTCATCTATCACATTGCATACAATTGAGATACTTCCGTCAACCTTACTTCTGTTAAAACTTTCAATTGCGTAGATCTTATCATCCCATTCCAAACGACATCGGTCATTCACCAAAGGGTTATTCCGCATCATAACGCTTATACTGCCGGACATCCATACCTCACCGGCTGTCAAAGCCTTCGCACCTCTTTGAAAAGTCACACCCGCCCATACCGTTTTCTTTTTAATAAATATAACCTCCTGCTCACCAAACTCTCCCCGGTTAACTGCAGGAACCAATATACCTATCCGTTCATTCAAACTTCCCGCCCTCAGCATATCAAACCTCCCTATCCGTTAGTTTTCTGTACGGCTTGCAATACACTTCCAAAGAATAAGGCACTGTGTTCTGCGAAACAGAAGCGACCGGCTCCCGGTTACGGTAGTTGTGAGCCGCCAATATCAGAATGGCCAATTTTAATCTGTCCGGAAACAGCTCTCCATCTTCCGCTCCACCGTTTTTCTCGGCATAGCCTATACGTTTCAATTCTTCCAATGTGCGGTTCGTACCCTCTATCACGGCATCCTCCGCAGCACTTCCATATAATCTAATAATTTCGTCCTCATCTTCGAAGTCCACACGCATCTGCGCCTTAAGCTCACTCAATGTCACAACCCTTAATTCACTCATTTTCTTCCTCCTTCTTATTATCCGATAGCTCGTCGAAGCCTTTCGCCGGTTCAGCCACTTCCCCACTCAACTTAGCACTTCCAAGAGGCGCAAGATTAACATTCAGATAGACATCATCCCCCTTATCCACCGGGATTTTGTCGCTTTCCCTACGTAGATCGTTGACACTTGCCTGCCCGTTATCCAACCGCGCTTTGTCCCACTTGGCCTTACTATCCAAATCCAAAGCATACAAGCTACCCAAATCATATTTAAATTTATAATCCTGATAGGTATCAACAGTTAATAACTTGGATGAAAATTCCCGCTCTATTTCTGTTACTATCGGTTGCAATGCTTCTGTATAAAAAGCAATATTGCTAACCTCTACGCTTTTATAATTGGCATTACTATCATCCATCAACTTGGACGGCGGGACGTTAAAAAATCTGGCTATTTCGCGAAGCGTAAACTTCTTGTTTTCCAAAAACTGCATGTCCGCCGAACTCATACTGATAGGGTTTAATTTTCCATCCCCTTTCAATCGCAGAATATCATCACCACGATTTAACGCCTCCTGAATATCGTCACCCATTCCTTCCATCTGCCTATCCTGGTATTCACCAAACCCCTTGACGGAAGTATCATTTTGAAGAATCGCCTTAAAACGCCCGCCGGTAGCAAATCGTTTCAAAGTCTCATTATCAGCAGTCGAAGCGATACTCAATGTCATAGCGGCATAAGTTATCGTAGAAACCCCAGTATATCCACCATCCCGACTTACATTCTTCAGATGGATCATGTCGTCTGCACCTACCGTTTTGTATATACAGTTGACAGGATCGTTAATGGTGTATGTATTACTATACATGTCATACATCACAGAACCGGGAGAACACAAATGCATCTTCTCCACACCGTTATACCTGCTTCTTTCCGGATAGATATAGGCATTTCCCCTCAAAAGAATCATTGCCACCGCATTTTTCATCATAGTAAATGAATTCATGCGCTCATTAGGCCGGACACTTAGAAGATAGTTCAGAAGCTTTCCATCCTTATCCTCGTACATCTTAAAGTAGTTCTTTACCCGGTCTTTTCTCTTATACTGCAATGTAAGCGAAGCGACAGAAGAAGATATCAGATTCACGGCACGGTAAACTGCCGCTATCTTCATTGAAGCCTCAGCGGTTGTCACCCATACCACATTCTGTTTGTAATCACCGCCTGTCGAGCTTTTCTTCTCGCTTTTGTTCCCGGCAATCACCTCTCTCTTGAATAGATTTATAAATTTGTTGCTCATCATATTAAACCGTTACATAATACGGTCTAATACCTGTTTGAGACTACCTATTGCTCATAATTGTTATAAAGCCAGAATGTCATCAAAGAAGCGATCGCACCGTCTATCTTTAAATTTTCCTTTCTCTTCAACGGTTTTTTGTTACACATCCTGTCTTCATCCAGGTAGCAATTCCCGAAACAATACGGAAGAATAGGATTCATGGAAAGAGCAACCTTTGGCGGCATACTCTTTGCTGCCATCTCGAATGTTTCCACAGGAGAAGTAAATGCACCATACGTCTGAGGAACAGCACGGAGTATCTTTTCCGGCTTTGTACCCGAAGCCATAATCGCAGCCCCCAATGCGTTTACGACCTCTTGAGATTTATACGGGTCATATCCTATCTGAAGAATTGTCAGCTTCTTATTCCTCTTCAAAACATCTTCCACTATCATAGACTCGCTAATAACAGCCCCCGGGCATATCCTCATGAATCCCGTACTGACCCATATCTTATACAACTCCTTATTCGGATGACTCTTCAGCGTCTCTTCCGGGATATAACAATCCATCCACAGGTAAAACTTCCGCTGTGCACGACTATAGATGTTATATACAACTGCCGAGAAGTCATCGCTGACAGACAAGTCCATAGCCACCATTGCCTCCGGTCTCCCCTGTATATTCTCTATATCAAAACCAGTCATTAACGACCTTGCAAGATTCTGAGGTATCCAATCCTTTATTCCACCGGACACAAAGATGTTTAGAAGTTTGGTCTTAAACTCTATCATAGCCTCAACATCACGCTGAGCCTTATCCCAGCGCTGCTTATAATACCCTTCCTGTACGGTTATCCCGATATGAGGGTTACATTTTCTCCACACCTCCGGTTTTCCCATCTCCTCTTCGGTCATCTCCCACGCATCAGGCTGAAACAGCGATGCAAACTGACAATCATCGGTATATTCTCCGGTCAACACTCTTTTAGCATTCTCCAATTCGCGCGAAAACGGACCATCTTCTACACGGCTTGCAGTTGTGATGATAATCGTAAGAGGTTCCCGCCGCGTTCCCATCGAAGATGTCAGTACCTGCAAAAGCTCCGCACCGTCCGAGTGATCACGCACGTATTTCGCCTGCGCGTATTCGTCAAATATAACCAGAGATGCATTCAAGCCATCCTTCGTATCACCTCCACCGGTAAGACATTCTACAAATGATTCGCGTTCAAACTTATTAGGCCGCCAGTGCAAGGTTTCGCGTGTTGCTTTGAAGTATTTCTTTCGGGGGTCTAACTGTTTGATTATCTTTTTGATTTCCTCAAAACATATCTTTGCTTGTTTGTAACTGTTCGCGGCTGTATACGCCTGTGCATTTGCATCACCAAACAGAAACTCGTTTACCGCCAATGAAGCGGTACTTGTTGTCTTGGAGAACTTTCTAGGCACAAAGAGGATAGCTTCACGGACAAGCCTTCTCAATTCATACCTTTTACCCCCTTCCACTTTTTTAGTGAGTTCCTCTGCATCCGGCATCCCCTCAGCATCTCCCACTACTTCCCACCGGTAAAATCCCAAAATGGACGCGAACTGAAAATACTGTATTTGCGTCAACTTATAACAGCGCCTTCCGTCCATCCCGGAAAATTTAAGGCTCTCATAAAGCTTGACGAATTTTTTCACCTTAGACGGACGGAAGACATACGTATCCATCAACCGGAAAAACTTCAAGACAGCCAGTATCTCATATAGATTATGGCTGTCCGGCTTTTCCCTAACCTCTTCCACGTAAGACAAGAGACGGGGATCTATCGTATCCAGTTGGTATCTCTCTATGTCAACAGATAAAAGTTCCCGCGTCCTTTCATTCTTATATTCCCTAGTAGACACATCCTGCACATCATTCCTCCTTCAAGTCATTCATCAGATTAGTAAGAATATCATTGTCTTCTCCACTCTCTATCTTTTTTTCAGGGCGTATTTCCCTGTTCATCATTAACGACTTCAATGAATTCTGCGCAGCCTTAGCCATCATGCAATAAGTATCATAAGCCGGATTTTTTATCTCCCTCGGATGTCCCTCGCGGCTTTTTTCCGTAATCGTGACATCCTTGCCGTATGTTTTCTTCGCCACATCCCGAAATACAACCAATATGGAAGCCGCAACCTCTACCTGATAAGTAAGCTCCGGTGAATACAGTTCGTTTTTCTCAAGCAAAGTCCTAATCCATCTTTTAAGCTCCTTCACTTTTTTATTATATTCTTTATTCTCTTCCATAAGTTAAATATTTTAAGCATACCTACTTTTGCTAATTGAAACCCTATTCGTGAAATCATACCTTTTTACCCCCACGGGCATTTTCCCAAAAACAAAAAAATATCTCTCCTTAGGGGCAGTGGATTTGAGTAAGACTGGGGCGGAAGAAAAAACACCCCCCCCCTGTCTTTAAATATTACCTTTCAACTAAAGATAACGTTTTTGAAATCTTTCCGTAGCACGCTTGTTATTCTTCTGTATATTCTCTTTTTTCTTTGATGCTAACCGTATATGGGCGTTCTTATGGCACTCATGACACAAAGAGCGAAGATTATTCACATCAAACATCAGATATTCCATGCCGTCAACGCTTGAAGCCGCCTCAACCGGTACAATATGATGAACTTCCGTTGCCGGTTCTACTACTCCCCTTTCATTACAATCTTCACATATTGGAAAAGCATTTATCTTTTTCTTCCTCAATACCTTCCATTTCGGTGATTGTATCATCCTGTTATAATCCGCATTCTTGCTCATAGCTCATTTACTGTTTTATGTTTTAGACGCAGGGGGGTATTACCATAATCAACTTCCTGCTTCATTATCTTGAACTCATCCTCTACGCTTCTCTTGATATCGTCCGAGTCCTTCTTTTCCATCATGATATATTCCAGTATCTTCATGTAGTTACACTCACCTATATCATTGCCGATACTCTCTATATGTCCGACAATGTTTGGAAATAGCTTTCTTATTACTGAGCGTATTACACTTTCAGTATTAGATGTAATACTCTCCTTATCTCCATTCAACACAATACGCTTGCACACATATCCCTTTCTACCTATCTCACTGAATATATTAATACTTTCAACTAGTTTCATTCCCCTATTACCACCAGGCTTAGTAGTGATTATCCGATTCTTCTTGTTTTGATATCCTTCGAATATCTTAGCAAATTCGCTTATCTCATCACTGCCTTCTATCTCTTTATCTGCATATTTTAAAAATGCAGATAGTAGATATTGCATCAGTTCGTATCTACTTTCAAAACCACTTTCCTTAACTATCCTGTCTATCCTTTCTGCTGTTTCTGGGGAAACCTTAGATTGAATACTTACAAATTTCAACTGTCTTTTATCTTTCATACTTCTATAATTTTACTTTCTAAAAAACATATCTCCTGAAATAGACCGTGCCGTATCATCACCAGTTAACCGGATGTACCGGAAGAAGTTCTGTTCGCTACGATGCCCAGTCAGTTTCATTATCTCGAACGTTTTCATCCGTCCGGTCAGATACATGTTGGTAGCCGCACTCCTTCTAGCTGTATGGCTGCTGATTAGTTCCCATTTCTCACGGGTGACAGTTCTTAGTTCACCGCCCTGGGTGTAAGAGTAGGCAACCTTATCATTCAGTCCAATTTCCTTCATTATCACTTTCAGATACTTGTTGAAGTATTGGATGCATAGACCATTAGGAACACAACCGTTGTACTTCTCGAATATCTCTTTCACATAATCATGAGCCGGAACCTTAACATCAACGTTAGTTTTCTTTGTCCGAACCATGATATAACCGTTTACCAGGTTCTTACTTGTCAACTTTGAATAATCGGAGTAGCGAAGAGCGGTAAGACATCCTATAACAAACATATCCCTAATTCGTTCCTTGGCTTTCCGTTTATCCTGCTTCTCAAACTTGTAGTAGTATATCCTAGTGATTTCATTCATTGAGAGAAAGACCGCATTTGTCGGCTCGCATTTCAAATCAATCTCATCGTAGGTATTATCTACTGCATAATTGTATTGCGATGCTCTACGGACAAGTGTTTGCACTTTCAGAATATATCCGACGATGGTGTTATGTCGTAGACCTTGGTCTTCCAAATAGACAATGAAATCATCTAAGAATTCAGCCGTTACAGAATTGGTGAATATATCGCAATCATATTCTTCTGAGAAGTTATCAATGTGTTTTATGATAGCATCATAGACGGCCGCATAGTGTTCAGACTTGCGTCTGGATCTCTTTTCAAGTACTTCCCGGATGAAGTCTGTGAAGTATATTCCTTCAATGGGCTTCGATTGCCGGAAGCGGTTAATGTAGTCCTTACGTACTTGGACAGTAGGGACCGGTTGTGATAATTGTAATGCTTTGGTCGTATCATTTTAAAGGGTTAATAATTATTTTTCATTAAACTCCGGAATATATATCCAGTGAGTGACTCCTAAAAGCCCAACAAGAGACTCTACTTCTGTATTGATTACAACTAAGAATCTTCTATCGGAAGTAGCTACAATAACCTCATATAAAGATTGTCCATCATTTGTTTCCGGTAATCTTTCTTCTACACTTATCCATGGGGATTTTGGATGTTCATCAGCCCATAATGCACCTTCTATAAAACCGATACCAAATGCATTATTTACTTTTGTCTGACGTAAAACAATAGGACTAAATACATTTTCCTTACCTCCATCTAAAGCAGCAGAGATAATACGGATTTCTCTTTCTGTAAATTCAATCATTTCTTGTTCTTTTATTGAATGTTTTCATTTATGTAGTTTACAATCTTTCCCAACTTACTGGAAGAGAAAAGTTCACGATTTAATTTCCGCTTACCTTCTTTCCATTCGTGGAATAATTGGTAATATGGTGGACTTAACGTACGGTCAATCTTTATACAGTATTGATTAGTCCCATACTCAGTTATAAGACTCTCAATGTATTCGTTTGAATTATCTTGATCGGTAACAAATACCATCTTATCAGTAGCAAGTATCATATTTTATCTCCTTTCTATTCTCTTTTTTCTGCAAATGGAGTTTAACCTTTTCCGGGTCAAACTCATAGTTTTCACATTTACGGCTGTTTGTCATAACGAGAAATAACGGGAATAATAACCCGTGCTTACAACCCCTTCCGTATTCGTCCGATGCAGATTTACAAGTATCGCATCTGTAAATGTCTTGTACACAAGATACACCCATATATTTACCTCCTTTCCGCACAGTTTTGAGCCTAATTAGGCTACATCGTTAATACTAATTTCTCCTTTCAAAACTCGCTCTACCTGTCTGTCGATTATCTCTTGAAACTCTATCTGGCAGATAAGCGAGCAATCCGGTATAATCTCTTCTACTGGGTCTCCCCGCCACGTTGGTAGTTCATCCAAGAAGATGCGCCCGTCTTTATCTTTCAAACAGGTAGCTCCAACATCACGCTCAATCTGCGCCATTTGAGCAAACACTTCTGGGAAGTCCTTCCGGATTTTATTCCAGTATCCCATACCACCTTTCACGCAACCGATACAGTTGTTGTTATTGTAACCCATCTTGTACATAGCGGGGATTTCAATACCAGCTTTCCAAAGCATACCCATCGCATCCTTTTTGGTTATCTGTCGCTCGATAAGTGGGAACAACGGCTTTGTATTAGGGTATTGCTGTTTAAAGCGGATGGCTCGGTTTATCTCTTTAGGGTCGTAATCAAAGCCCCAAACTTGACCGTCCCAAGAACCAAGTTTCTTTTCCAACTTGTAACGGACTTTCTTTTTCAGCTCAAGAGTACAAGCAGCACCATGCGCACCATTGATAAAACCTTTCCGTAAAACATCAGCAACACAAGTATATTTGTCGCTTCGGATAGTGTGTATTGGCTGATCGTACCATCTTTCACAATCCGCAAGAAATCGGGCGTTATCAAGATGTCCGGAGCCAGTATCTATGTAGTAAAGCTGTACATCTTTGTACAGACTCAACGCTATCTTACAAGCTACTGCGGATGTTACACCGCAAGAAAACCATGCTATTATCATTTGATTCCTTTCTATTTTTTGATTTGAATCACTTTTTTATTACAACTGCCATAGTGCTAACAGTCGTTCCACTTTCCTTGA